CGTAGTAGGAGAGCTGCACGTTGCCCCAGCCGGGCTTGTCCACGTCGGCGGCCCGCAGCACCCAGACCGCCGTGTCCTCGTCCTGCGTCACGCCGCAGGGATAGGGCTCCGCGTCCCCCGCCCGCTTGGCGCAGAGGCTCACAGCGCCGTCGCCGTAAGCCGCCCGCCAGAGCCGGAGATCGAAGACCACCTGCCGCGCCACATTTTCGCCCTTCCGCCCCAGCGCCAGGTGGACGCCGGGATGGGCATAGATACTCTGCATCGCCGCCTCCTTACCGCAGCACCCTGCGGCCCTCGACGGCGTACCAGTCGCCCTTGAGGCAGACAAAGGCGGCCATCTCGCCGCAGTCGCAGTCCACCAGCTCATCGTCCCGGACCTGCACGGGGTCCAGGGTGCCGGTGCCGGTGTCCAGCAGACCCCAGCCATCGGCGATCATCTCGGGCGTCAGCCGGGGGCGGTTCGGGTCCACCAGGATGGGGTGGCCCAGCTCCCGAAGACGCCGGTTGCACTCCTCCAGGGTGATGCCGCCCTGGGCGTAGGCGTTGATGGTCTCAGTAACCTTGCTCATGCTCTCGCTCCTCTCTCACATCCCGCCGCTCAGCAGCCAGGCGGCGAAGGCCCCCACCAGAGCCGCCAGCAGCGTGCTCACGACGCTGTCCCAGCGCTTGCCGGGCCGGGCCGCCAGGCCCTTGACGTCCTCCTTGATCTCCGCCAGGTCCTGCTTGACATGCCCCTGCTCGTTGGCCAGCTCCCGCACGGAGGAGGTCAGCTCCAGCAGGGCTTTCTGGTCCGCCTCCAGCTTCTTGATCCGCCCCTCGTTGCGCCGGGACCGGTCGTCCACCTCCTGCAACCGCCGCACATACTCAGTCTCGTTATCCATGGGTCACCTCCTCAAAAATTATCGGATCCGCTCGATGCGCACGCATCCCGCGCCGCCGGACCCCGCACCCAGCCAGCCGGTATAGTAGGCGTCGTTGCGGACTGCGGTCGGCTTGCCGCCTCCTCCGCCGTAGCCGCCTCCGCCTCCGGCCCCGGCGTAGTAGCCCGTGGTACTGCCAACATAATACAGACTGCCGCCGGCTCCGCTGCCGGCCCCGCGGCTGCCGGTCCTGCCGTTGCTGGTATGTATGTCGCCGGACTCGGACAGCGCATATCCGCCATCGCCTCCGTCCCCGCCGAAGAGGCCCGCCCCTCCGGCTGCACTTACCGCCTCGTCGTTCCGCAGGCCTGCCGCTCCGCCGACGGAGCGGAAACTGGCGTCATAGATGCCGTCCGGCGGCGTGACGTCCGGAGTGTCGGTCCCGTTGCTAGGAAATGCCACCACGCCAGAGCCGGTAACGGACCCCGCCGTCTTGCCGCTGCCTCTGGCGGCGGAGATCAAAGCGCTCCCGCCGTAAGAGAGTGTGCTGGCCATATCTGAAATGGTAGCCGTCAGCACCGCTCCCGCCGGGAGATACTTGTCCAGATATCCGCCGCCGCCTGCACCTCCGGGAGCAGGGGTGGAGAGCGGAGCGGAATCATCTCCGTATCCGCCGGCGCCATGCCCGATGGCGATAATGCGGTACCATCCGGCGTAGGGGACGGTATAGGTGCCGCTCTCCGTCAGGAGCGCCAGTACCGGGCGGAACTGGGCGGACACGCCGCCCACACTGAGCTGTCCCATCCTCTCACCTCCCAATGGTCACCTGCAGCTTGATAGCCGCAGTGGGCTTGTTGACGACCCTGCAGTAGAGATAGCCGTTTTGGCGGCATCCTACGTATGCCCCCGGCTCCTGCAAACACGCAAACGCCTCGTCGTTGGCCTGGGACCCGCTCTCGCTGCGCACCGGGTCTACCCGTGTCCGGGTGTCGTCCGTGGTCAGGAGGCCCGCCACCGCCACGCTCTGGGTGTACCCGCCGGTGACGGCTGCCCACCCGGAGACCGTCAGCGTCGCTTGGATGGGCTTGCGCAGGATCCCCGCCAGGGCCTGGTTGACGGTCGGGTCCCCCGTGAGCCCCAGCTTGCTGGCCGTGGTATCATCCAGCAGATTGGCCTTATTCAGATAGGTAGGTTTCTGCTCCCACCCGGCGTCGTTCAGACCGTTCAGGTCGATGGGCAGAGTTCCTTCCACAAGAGCCGCGGCAAACGCCTCATAGTCAGGATACAGCGTAAGGAAATTTGCTACCGATTTTAGATACCGGCTGTTGCCGTTCGCTTTGATGATTCCGTCTTTCACACTTCACCACATCCAATCTCACCGCACCCCCACCAGGAGGAGAGCATTTTTGTGATGGCACTGTCCAACTGGGACAGCATCCTCTCAATGTCGTTAGCCTTCTCGACGGTCAGGCCGTCGCTTTTCCCGGTGGCAGAGGGATAAATTCGCGTAGGGACTTCCGGCAGGCTCGACAGCTCCCCAACGGCCCCACGGATCGTGGATACGTCCGCCAGGTATTTTTGCAGCTGTGCTGCCGTCGGTTTATCCCCCGTCTTCCAATCCGTCTTGGGCGTGACATTGACGGCATATCCGTAGTTATTGATTCGGTCCCGGAGATACACAATTGCATTGCCGACACGGTTCAGGTCGCTGACGTTATACGCGCCCCGCATTTCAGCCTGCGCCCATTCGATCTTTTCGGCTGCGGTAAGCCCATTATATCCCTTTGCATGGAGCTCCTGCCACCGCGCGAGATCTGCCGCCGTCCGGTCCGTGATAAGATACATCCGCGTTGTCACGGAAACCGCCGTGCTTTGTGCGCTCTCTCCTGCGGCATTGTACGCAGACACGGTCAGCAGAACTCTCCCGTACACAGTGGGCTGCACCATAACGGTTGTCCTGCCCGGCACCGTTGCCAGGAGTGTTCCATTCTGGTACACCTTGTACCCTTCCGCCCACTTTGCTGCATCCCAAGCCAGTGTTACGCCGTCCTTGCTCTCTTCGGCGACCATAAGTCCGGTAGGCGCCTTCGGGGCCGGATCAGGGACGGAGGCCGTGGAATCCGTAAACGGGATGTTGGCGTCGCACCAGGCCGCCGTGGGCTCATACCCGGCCCCAAAGGCGTCCGTGAGATCCACCAACATCAAGCCATCAAACCACATGGTCCCGGCAGTATTTGCATTGTTGTAATCAATGCGCATTTCATACGATCCGGCAGAAAAGCTGCTGCGGTCCACCACCGTGGAGCAGACATTCCACTGCCCAGCCGGGCCGGATTGCCCTGCCAGCATCGAAGGCTCCGCAATGGGCCAATAGATGTCCGTGGACCCCGTGGCCTCCTCCTGGTAGGTCTCCACCCGCACATAGTACTTGTGGGTGGGGACCAGCGTCGGCTTTACAACGCCCCCGGAGTTGCGCAGAGTATACGTCCGCTCAAATACGGAGGTATCGCCCTTCATCTGGAGGGAATTCGAGCCGTATTTTGCCCGCGCGGTAGCAATGTAGGTATAGGCTTTTTCGGCTGTTGTCAGATTCCACGTCCCACTCTCAAAGCTGCCGATACTCCCCACCAGGTTGGTGATCGTTACGCTCACTTTTACACCCCCAGACTATCGCAACGAGCGGCGATGGTGTTGGACAGCGCAATCTCCATCCGGATGACGTTTCCGGTGTTGGTTTCGCCCCACGGGTTTGGTAACTTCACGCAGTCTCCCAGCTTCTCTTCGGCCCAAACGATTTTGGCAGTGTGGGTATTCCGGCGTGCATAGTAGTTATATACCCTCTGGGTCACTGCCTGTCCGATAGACGGAGATACCAGCGTAGCACCCGTGACTTCCACCACATTCTCCTTGTCCGTCGCCGTGACCCCCGGATTCTTAATGCTGTACGTCCGGGTCTAGTCCGCATATTTCTTGGAGCCGACAGTGATGCTGCCGTTGGCGCTTTCGGTGTAGGTATGCGCGACAACACGGACCTCAGTCACGATAGATGCCGTTTTTACCTCTACCCCGCTGTACACCCTATTTGCATCTACCGTTGTGGGCGTAGATGCCGGCGCAAAGATGCGGATCTTCTCGGTTCCATCCGTGGCGGCGCAGACGCCCCAGGCAAACAACAGCTGCTGCAGAGCCTCTTTCCGGGTGCAAGGAGCAATGATCCCGGTCAGAGTGGTATCCGCCACCCCGGAATACTCCGTGCCAAAAATGCCGCCCAGAATCTCCGTCAAAATGGCCTTGGCGGATTTCCCGGAATAGACGCCGCCGGGGAACTGGCTATCTCCCAGCACCCCGATTGCATCCTTGCATTCGATGTCGTAGAGCCTTGCCCCCCGGCGGCTGGATCTGTCGATGTAAAATACACCTACAAGGTCACCATCATTGCGGACCTCCATCGGCTGTTTGAGCTGGAACATATACTCAGCGTCTTTCTTGCTGTCCAGTGTCCAGCGGAACGTGGATGCCGCCAGCCGCGAAGACAGCAGGTCTGTTTCCGCCACAATGGAGGCGCTGCGGAATTCCTCCGCGTCGAAATACCGCCAGACACCAAAAAGGATGCGCTCCAGTTTGGCGTAGTGGTATGGGAGGTTGGTCTTCTTCAAATCGATTTGCACGCCGTCAAATGCTTCTACAGCATTTTCGCAGAAATAGGTACTTTGGTCGGGGTAAAACGTCTTTGTTGCCTTTGTCACACCGCCTTGGACCCACCGGATACTGACCTCACTGCACCACTCGCCCCCGGCGGTATCAAACAGCAGCATGATTCCCATCGATGAGTACTGCTGGTGGAAAGAGATCTGGATGCTCGGAGGAGACGAAAACACGCCGTCCGCCCCAGACTGCCCCGAAGACCACAGGGCGATGCGCTGTGTGTCCTTCGGCCACCGTTTGCCATCCAGCGGCCAGCCATTTGGCTCGCAGGTCAGGATCGGCTGAGGCGTAATTCCCGCCAGCAGCTCACCTGCCTCGGAGGCAACATCAGCCCCGGAAGTCTCGACAATTGCATTATCTTCTGCGCCAATGGCAACGTCCTTGTAGCAGATGATCGTCTTGCTCACGGTCTCACCTGCGCTTCCATTGGGATAAAGTTGACCTCGATCTCTCCCCAGTAATTGGCCCCATTCTCCACCTTTTCCAGGTCCTGCGTTGCGCTGGTGTAGTACGCCTCGTAGGAGATGGAGGTCTGCCCGTCAGCGGCCTCTAGGAGGACGGAATCGTCCACGCTGTGTTGGTACAGGTAATCCCAAAACTCGTCAAGACCAGCGTAGTTGTTGCCCCGGCGGAAGACGGTGATCTTGTGCCCCAGGTAGGTGCCGATGATGTCCCGAATCATCCGGCCCGTCATGGCACGGCCTACGTTGTCGCCGTCCAGGACGTTGAAATTGCGGTTGTACTTGGAGATGGCAACGTCAGCATCGAAGCTGCGACCGTTGAGCTTGATATATCCCATATCACACCCCCGTAAGGCTCACACCGACGCGGTTTCCTTCGGCCTTGTTGAGCTGGTATACCACCCGGCCCAAAACGTCCCGGTCAAGCATCAGGACCGCTTCGCTTTTTCCGCCAAGAGCGCTCAGCTCTTCCCGAAGGAGTTGCCGAAGCTTGGCGTCCGGGACCTCGTAGTTATTGCCGCTCCGCTGGTCGCCCAGCACGGCCAGGAACTTTCGATTCGGAGGAATGACGGCACCCTGGGCCAGCTGCGGAATTTGCCACTCGTTTATGAGCGGGATATTCGGACCCCAGCTCATTCCGCCGATTTCGGGTACCCAGCTAGGGATGCTGATAGAGATGCTGTTGATCTTCTCAATGAGCCAGTTGAGGCCCCGGATGATGAGGTTAATGACGCTGCCAACGATGGTAAGCACCGTGTTCAGCGCCCCGCTGACCATGCCTTTCAGCCCGGAAAGCATCTTGTCAATGTCCAGGTTAATAAGGCCGTCCAGGAAGGTCACAAGCCCCGAAAACGTCTGCTTGAGGTTTCCAATCAGCTGTTCTCCGTTGCCTGCAAGGGTCGTGATGGCGAAGAGAATGGCGGCAATGCCCGCAACCACCAGCGGGAAAATATTCTTGGTCAGGAACGAAAAGCCCAGACCGGTGCTGACGATACCGGCGATCATCAAGAGCGTGTTTTTGAGATTCAGACCGTTTTGGTCGATGTCCCGGAACGCTGTGACCACCATAGCGGCTCCGGCAACGACAAGCCCGATACCTGCGCCGACTTTCCCGAAAGTCAAATAGAGGCCCAGCGCCGCCGCTGCTGCGCCGCCAAGGATCTCAATGAGATTCGCCCAGTCCACACCGTTGTTCCAGGCGTCGGAAAGCCCGTCCCACAGGAGGATGAGGCCACCCACGGTGAGGGCGATCCCGGCCAGCTTTTCCGCCACGGTCCCAAGCGTCCCGGGAAGAAGCGAGGACAGCTTCCAGGCGGCAAGCCCACCTCCGATGAGGATGACCGCATCGGCGATTTTCCGAAGGCGGGCGTCTACCTCATCCATGAAGGAGAAGTCCGGCGCAATGCTGTCCGCAGAAGCGCCGCCCCCGCCGCCGGAAGAACTGGAGGAGAGCTGGTTGATCTCGTCAAACGACGCAAGAGACTTTCCGGCGTCTTTCGCCGCCTTCCCGGTCCCCTTCAGGGCCTTCGTCTGGGCGTTCAGCGCCTTCGCCGACGCCGCCGCACTGGATAGGCTCTTTCCGGAGATAGCCGCCACCAAGCGGGCGATCTGCGTCACGACGGCGGCGATAACCCGGACAAGCAGGGTGAACGCCGGGACGAGGACCTGCACAAGGGGCTGCGCCAGGGTGAGAAGCGCCCCCTTGAGCTGTGCCATTGCGGCGGAGGCCTCCTGGTCGCTCTTTACGATCTCCACCAGCCAAGTCCGGACGCTCCGCAGAGCGGCGGTGATCATAGAGAAGATAAAAACCCGCTTTGCCAGCTTCTCCACACGGGTTACGAGCTTCTGCATCCGAATCCCTGCCGTTTCCGTGGCATCGCCAAAGCGGCTGGTATTCGCCTCCGCCTCCCGGATTCGGTCGCTGACCTCCCCCGCCTTCATCTTTGCGCCATCCAGGTCGGTTTCCGCCGCCTGAAGCCGACCATCGATGTTGTCGACGCTGTTTGCGGTCTTGGTGAACTCCGCCTGCAGCAGCCGGACACGGGTCGCCTGGTCTGCGATATCGACTTTTTCATAGGTGCCCTTCGGCGCCGCCCGCATATCAGCAAGCACCGCTTTGGCCTCATCCAGCTCTCCTGTGATTCGCTGGAGTTTTTCCTCCAACGGGATCTTCTGAGCGCCCAGCTTGGAGATTTTTCCGTCAAGCCGGTCGATATCCTTCACCGCCTTGTTCAGGTCCCGGTAGAGCGCCTTGTTGTCCAGCTCCGTGCTGAAAATCACTTCGCCATCGGCCATCGTGTCACCTCAAATCCACTCTTGCAGCTGTGTATTTTCCGCCTCGGAATATTTCTCCTTGATATCCACAAGGCGCTTATTTTCTCGGTAAAATTCCTGGTCAGCCTTCTCCAGCCTCTTGCCCTTCGCCAGCAAAGAGCGGATACGGACAATCTGAGCGAAGAAGCAGTCTCCGATTTCGTAGTAGGCGGAGATGAAGGTCCACCAGTGGAGATAGGGCACGGACCGGATCTCCTGCCCCACCACCCGATTGATGGGAGCGGCGATGTACTGAAAATCTTGCTCCCAATCCATCAGCTTAGGGCGCTTGCGGTTGTCTCCCTCGTCCCCGCAGTTGATGAACCAGAGCATCTTCTCCGCCGCTTCCCGCAGCTGTTCCCCGGGGATCGTCAGAAAATCCGGGTAAAAGATGTCCAGCGCCGCCAGCGCCTTCCGTTCATCGTCCAGGTCCGGGTCGCCGAAGACCTCGAAGATATCCAGGATTGCCCGGTAATCGGAGCGAACGGGATAGACGCTCCCTCCGATCTCAACCTCTGTCGGCAAGGAGTAATTCATCTATGGTACTTCTGGACGTGCTTCTGGATGCGCTTGTCGGAGAGCTCCGCCTCCCGCTTCACGGAATCGTCAAACAGGTCGATCACGGCCAGAATGAAGTTCTCCCACACGGGAAGGCCGTCCGCCGAGGCGTACAGGCTCATTTCCCCGAAGATCTTTTCGCAGAGGCCATCCCCGAACAGCCCGTCCAACACGCCCCGCATTTCCTGGTCCAGGGCGTGGAGGCGATCAAGCACCGCCTCAATGTCCTCGGACTCCGTTCCGGATTTGGCCCGTTCCTTCTGCTTGCCCTCCAGGTCCTTCAGGGCGAGGTAAACTTTCCGCAACATCTCCGCATCCGCCGGATTGAGCCGGAGAGCGTCTTTTACCCCGTTGACGGTGTAGCTCTGTACGCCGTTGGCAAAATTGAGTTCCATGGTCTCCTCCTTCCAAATGGGGCGGGCAAAGCCCGCCCCGTTGTCGTTAGGTGTCCGCCGTAAAGGCCTTCGTAGACTTATCGAAGGTTCCGGTGGCACGGTCGCCGCCATAGGATACCTTGATAGCCGCCACGGCCTTCTCGCCGCCAGAACCGCCGATGGAGTTCATCAGGACGGTGCTGTTCGGATACCGTTCCGCAAAGGCCTTCCCACTGCTGTCCTGGAGGAACAGGTACACAATGAGGCAGTCCTGGTTCTGGACTTCCGCCATGTTCTTCTGCACGACGCAGAGGTCCAGCACCCGATTCATCACGGCATCACCGGCAAGCAGGTTTGAGTCGGAAAACTCCTGCTCCATCTTCGGCTTCTGCACGGTGTTCCACACCGTCCCGAAAATGTCGGTTTTGCTATCCTCGGAATAGTCGAGGTCGATAGCGCTTTCCTCAACCGTTCTCCCCACGGGGGACCACACAGGCGTTTCCGAGGTGCCCGTGTTAAGATAGGTCACAAGCTGGTCCCGAATAGGGGATTCGCCGCTGTTACCAGCGATGGAATACTTCTCAGCCATTTATACATTCACCTCGTAATTCATTTTCATAAGAATTTGATGGTCCTCGTCGCCGTTCTCGTACATGGCGAAGAGGGACGATCTTGTGGTAGGCTCAATGCGGATTACCCTGCGGCCCTCTCCGATATCCGGCGGCGTTTCGCTTTCCGCCCAGTCACCAAGAGCGTTTAGGAGTTCATCTGCCTTTAGCCGCTTGTCGTTGCTGTTGCCGGGCTTTACCCGGTAAATCACCTTGAATTGATACTCCGCTTGGTATCCGCCCAGGATGTACCGCTTGACGATGTACGCCGCCTGGATAGTGGAGAGCGCCATGCACTCCGTTTCGGCGGGAAGAAACTCAAAACGGATTAAATCAACCGGCTTGTCTGGGAAAGTGTTGAGCCAAACCAAGAGCTTGCGGGATACCTGGTCTTCTTCTGCTGCCGATACCGCCTTTTTAACCTGTTCCATACTTCTTCACCGCCTTTTCTGCTACACGAAGCCATTTATCGAGATTCTGGGCTTTGGACGCCTCAAACCAGTGGGATTGCGCTTGCGGATGCATAGTCTTTGTGAAAACCAAATTGCGGTCCGTTGCAACCTTCGTCCCGCCTTTTGGGGCGTATGTGCTTCCGGTGTTGGGGTCCACCATGACTTTTCCGTTGTACAAAAACCTTGCGTATGGGCCGGGATAGATGATGGCATTGCCAACCACCCTAGTTCTCTCCGTCAAGGAGCCTGTAAGCGCCGGGACAAATGGGACGGTGTCCTTTTCAACCTGGACAGCCAAGGCGTGTTCCGCTTTGCCACACGCTTGCGCCAGCGTTTCCTTGATGGCGTCCATGCCGTCCATGTAGACGGAAAATTTTACGCCCATTATTTGCCTCCAACTTCCCAATGCCGCATGTCGTCGCTGCCGTAGTCCATTTCGTCGACTTTGGTGACGTTGTAGCAATCATCATGGAATCGCACGACATCCAGATTGTCGGAAACAAATTCGCCCTTCACAAAAATGGTTTCTTGTCCATTTCCATTATAAGAGAGCGTCCACAAGCCGGATTTATCAGCGGCGGCGTTAAACGCCTGCGGCTTGGAATAAATCTTGGCGGCCCCTGTCTTCCCATTCACCGCTCCCACAGAGAAGGGGATATAGAGGTTTACGGCATCGGCGCCTTCCAGGCCGCTTTTCCGGACGTTTGCGGCCTTTGAGGCCTGCAGCATCACGCCCCGAAGGATTGTGATATAGGCCCGCTCGGTTTCTTCCAGCGTAGCCGGGTCGGTTTCCTGGACAATGTTGTAGATCGTTACAGTGTGGGGAGCGTACATCCGCAACCTCCTCCCCGATACAGCAGCCCAGTATGGGCAAGGTACTCATTGCACGTTGCCGCTAGTAGCTTTTTTTCCCCGTCCGTTACGTTGATTGCGGCCAACGCAGATTCTCCCCCGGTTGCCAAAGTGCGAGAATACCCACCTACCGTTTCGCTTTTCACGCTGTCTCCGTTCGCTGCTTCTACCATTTTTGCAGCAGCAAGCGCCTGTGCCGCTTCGATGACAGCATACTTGTCAATGAGTGCGCAGCAGCACATTTTTACAGCGTCCAAATCAGCGTTATTTTTCGCCTTGTTGCGAGTGTAATAATCGAGGAAGGAGCTGGCCCGAACGGATAGCCGGGGAAAATCCTCATCTTTTGCGGCAGTCCCACAATAAGTGCAGGAGTAATACTCATAGTCGGCGTAAATCATACGGGTCAGCTCCTTTCAGGTCAGGAAACGGTAACGGTAGCGGTTCCAGTCTTACTGTTGTCCTGCTTGGATTTGGCAGTTACGGTGATGCTAGTGGAAGTCTCGTTGGAGGCCACAGTCAGAACACCATCCTCGGAAATGGAGGACTTAGCGCCATTCTGGCTCCACTCAACGTTCTCGCTCACGATGCCATCACCGGCCACAACGGCGGAAAACGCCTTCTTGTCGCCCTTTGCCATAGTGGCGGTAGCGGGAGAAACGGTCACAGTGGACACGGTGCCCGCCTTGCCATAAACAGAGAAGGGGAAGGGGTTGGTAATGTCGGCGTTGTAAGCGTTGATGGGGTTGGCGATCTCCCAGCCCAGACGCATGACGGCACGGAGAGCTACCATGTCGTTCTGCATCAGGTTGTAGGTAATGGCCTTAGTGCTGGGATCCTGGATAACGCCCTCGGTGAAAATCTTGAAGGTCATATCCTGCCGGATGGCATAGACCAGCTGGCTCCAGTCGCCCACGATCATCTGGGCCTGGGTGGGGTCGAAAGCGCCATTCATGGGGAAGTACATGTCCATGCCGTCCAGGCCGTAGCGGGTAGCTCCCTGCATATCGGACTTAAAGATGGGCTGGCCGGTGGTATCCTTCAGGCCACGCAGCTTGCCACGCATCTGGATAGCGGACATAACGCCGTTGGGGTTAAAGCCGTCCAGCTCAACCTTAGCGATCAGTCCGTTTTCTCCCATGATGTCGTCGAAAACGCTGGTGCCGACGGGAACGCCATTGCCAGCGGCGATAGCGGAAGGCACAACGCCGTTACGCCAAGTGCTGGGCTTGTTGGTGCCAAACAGGATAGCGGCATCAATGACTTTGCCAAAAGCCTCGGTCAGGCGAGGACGGACCTCGCCCCAGATGTCGTAGTCGGAATCGTCGAGGACGGCCTCGGGGATGGGGACGATAACAGCAATTTCCTCGGCGTAGATTTTCTTCTTGTCCCACGCCATCTTAGTGGTCTGCTTCCAGGCGTCACCAGCGCCGCTGTCAGTGGCCTCGCCGTTGACAAAGTAGGCGGAGGGCAGAGCGTCAAGGACGTTGATGGTCTGGGTCTTGCTGGACATGTTTGCCAGGCGGCGGCCCATACGCAGGACGGCGCTCTCAGCAATAGCTCCCTGCATAATCTCACGAGTTACGGGCTCAGGGATCAGGCCGGAAAGTGCGGAACGATCAATAGTTGCCATATTCTTTCTCCTTACTTCACTGCGCTGCGAATCAGACTGTTCATCGCAGCATTTACGTCAATTTTCTTCTCACCGCCGCCAGCAGGGGCCGCCCAGTCGATTCTTACCTTCTGGCGATTTTCGGTAAGCTGGTCCACCGCCTGCTCAAAGGTGGTCTTGTCGTCCACCATTTTCAGAGCCTTAAATGCAATAAACTCAGCTTCTTCGCCAGTCAGACCCTTGGAAAAAACGTACTTGTCTCGCTTCATCTGCTCAATTTCCGCCTGTGCGGCGGTCAGAGCGGACTTGCTGTCGGCAAGCTCCTTGTCTCTCTTGGCCTGGCGCTCCTGTTCGGTCTGCTGGCCCTCTCTCCATGTGCGGTATGCGGCGATCTCTTCTTCGCTGGGGATACCCTTCATCGCCTTTGCGAGGCGCTTGCCAATCATGGCGTCTACTTCTTCCTGCGTGAAGGTCTTCGCAGGTGTCGGCTCCGGTACGGGGGCCGGGTTCGGATTGGGGTTGTTAATGGGTTCGCTCATTTGATTTACCTCCGTTTATTTCCTGGGCCGTCGCCCAGCGGTTTAACGCCTCTCGGCAAGTGTTGATAAAACAAAAGAGCCAACCACCAAGAAAATCTCAGTAGTTGGCTCATCGTGCCACTTCCTCGCGCTCAATTGCGCTGCGGGAATGTATTTACTTTTTCAGCTCTTCCGCTTTGATGATCTGTGCTTTTACGCTGCCATCCTTCATGCATTTTAACTGCACCCGGCAACCGGCGGCAAGCGCCCGTTCAATGGCGGCTTTTAGCTTATCGTCGATCATGCAAGTACCTCAATTTCATTGGGGCTTACATCTGAGAGTTCAACTCTTGCGCCATCGTCGCACAGAATAACGATACGGTATTGGATCACTCGAATTGCGTTGCGTGAACCGTCACGAAGCACATTTACAGCAGAATCAATTTCGAGAACAGTTCCTTTATAGTTCCTGACTTTAACCTTCATGTAAGCACCTCGATACTTTCAATTTCGTCTTGGTAAAAAGACTTGATTTCGCCGCTGTCCATTTCGATGTCAATGCTATCCTCGACATCTTCTGTTTCTTCGGCATCCAAAACCATAATGACCTTCCCAATAAACCAATTCCCATCCGCCGTTTTCAACTTTATGCGTGGCAACGCATTAGCATATTCCCATACATTAACCATGTTAATCCTCCTGGGGAACCGTTGGAACGATGTGCGCCCCTTTTTTTGAGTAAATAATCATAATTCGCTTTGTGTCGTGGAATGCATCGCTTTCATAATATTGCCCAATCACCCGATCCACGTTCGTATACTCTTTGATTTCCAAAGAACCATCTTTTCTGGTCTTTATGGCTATAGTTCCAGTCCCAGTATATCTTCCTAAGATTTCCTGCGCTTCCTGCGCCGTAATGGTCATAATGCTCTGCGGCGTCTGTCCCTTCGCAAGTCTCTGCGCTCTGTACCGTTCAAATTCTGCCGTCCCTTCGATGTGCCGCGCCTGAACCTGTGGCCTGATTTTCGTAGAGATTTCGCCGCTGGTTATTCTTGCGTTAAGTATAGCAGTATTTTCCTTATTTTGCAACGCTGCTTCTGCATCACGCCGCGCTTTTAGCGCCTGTGCGGCAGCGTCGCTTTTAGCGTCACCGTACAGCACCTTCAACCGTTCCGGCTGCTCCGGCAGGCCCGCCGCCTTGCTGAACTCCCGGTATTTGGCGTTCAGGCGGCGCAGTTTAATATTTGCGGCACGCGCATCATCGGTTAGCCCCGCATCTTTATACGCGTTTTTGATCCGCTTCTGCTTGCGTATGGTGCGCTCTATACGGCGCTGCATCTGCGTGGCCTCGTATGCGGTATATTTCTTACCGTCGTACTCGCAGCCTAAGCCGTCATCGATATGGGCAAGTTGATCGTCGGTATATGTGCGTTCAGATACGCCCTCCACCCAGGGATAGCGCCGGTGACGGCAGTTAGCGCCCTCCAGACCATCGACATATCCCAGACCGCACACTTCGTAAATGCTTGGGTAAATGTCGCCGCTGCGGGTGGAATAAACCTTGCCCTGCCAGTCTTTGTGCGAGGACCACGGAGACGGCCCCGGCACATCACGGGCACCCGCATGGGCGGACACCTCGTAATAAGGCGTTTCCAAATATTCGGCGGATTGCTCGGTATACTTGGCGCAAATTTGGTTTACGCCAGTCATCACGGCTCTGCGGGCGGCTACGTCGATTTGATCTCGATGCCCGCTTTTGTAGTCAACCACTTTCAAGCCACTTTCCGCCAGCTGCTTTACAGCGGTTTTGATAGCCTGGTTGTAGCTGATAGCGCCGCTCTGAATTTGCATCACAGCATTATCGAGCGCCCATTGGTACGCTTTGGCCGGTGGGAGCATCGTGCGCCCGGCGTCTACCAAAAATCCCATGGAGGCCGTCAAGTTTCGGAATGTATCCAGCGTTTGCCGCCTGATCGTATCCACCGTGGCAGCGTCCACCAGCGTTTCCGGCTGGGTGACGTGGGCAAGATCAATCATTTCGGTGTAGTATTTTTGGTTGCGCTCTACTACATCGTCTAGCAGCTTTTTGAGCTTTTTCTCGCTGATGCCGGAAGTCTGGCGGATGGCCTTTTCAACCTCTTTGAGATCAATACCGTGCGCTCGCAAAGCCCGGATATCTTGCACCGTTACCTCGTTGAGCTGGTCGGCGACTTTAAGGCGAGAGCATATTTCATCTAAAAGTGTATCTTCAAGGCCTCGATACAACTTTGCCAATTCTTCGGGGAGGGCATCTAGCAGCTCTGGCGTAAAAGGGTACTTTTTCAAGACTTTTTCTTTTTCCATTTAAACGCATACTTAACACCAGCGGCTTTTGCAAATTTGGCATACACATTGTTTGTCGCTTCTGTTTGCGCTTTTCTGCTCGCTGCCTTGGCCTCCTGCGGACTTTTGTACTTTCCCGCCTTATAATCGGCTGACACTTTATTTGCCGCTTCTCTTACGGCTCGTCGGACATAATTATGATTATATGCTAGCGTTTCATAAAATCCCTTGTTGTGAGGCCCCGATAATGTAAACGTTGCATCTCGGCTCTCAATTATGATTGCTTTGGCGCCCGACTTTTGCCACGTTTCAATATCTTTTAAGGACGGGACGGGAAGAACGCCCTCCGGATGATTGTGTAAAACAATGTTCCCTTTATAGTCGGTATCGCCGTATCCTGCGTGTTGAGCTGTTCCTTGCTCTTTATAGAGCAAATCGCCCGATGGAGAAAATACAAAAAGCTGTTCTTTTTTTAGGTTGGCGATTTTTGCCCTAGCAGCATTTATTGATGCAAATCCAAAACTTCCGCTTCCTCCTCTTCCGCCCATTTTGCTTTCCTCCTGTTAACAATGCTATCGTAGTGCGGCGCTATGCGTATTACGTTCCAATCGCACTCCTGCGGTACTTTCCCATAAAAGATCACCCATTTCGGCGATAGCCGTTTCATCATTTCCTCATAGCCACACAAAAACAAGCGCTTGCTTTCCTTGTTTTGCTGTGTGCCTACTGAGCTGACCGCCACCACTCCGCCGACAGGCTCACCATCAAAGCACCAATTATAGCTGTTCTTATCACTCCATGAGATAGTCGGGTAAACCGTCATGCCGTGAAGCTGCCAGTATGCTGCAAGCCAGTGCTTGCGGTAATGATTGTAAATCTGCATTGCAAGCGGCATATCGGTGTATGTGGAGAAGTCCGGCGCACACACCGCCGCAAACTGTGAAAGCTTCGGAATGTACTTATCCGGCGTATTCCAGTGGCGAATAAACTGGTAATCATCTACAAAGAAATGTACGATCTTGCTTGCCGGGTCTTTTTCTGCGTAATGGTAATTTACCGGGATGAAATCGCTTTTCGGGCATGCCTTGACCGGCTCAATCTGCGGAATGCCGTACTTGCCAACGCCGGAAAATGTAAACTTGTCGAGGTTTTCAAAATTTATCATACAACCTCACAACCTCCAACAAGCAAAATGCCGTAAGATGCATTTCTGCACCTTACGGCATAGCAAGCGCCCGGAATCAAACCGGAACTCCCTCAAACAAAGTGTGCTGCCATTACACCACTACTTGCTACGCCGATTGTACCATATTCTTTTCACCCTTGCAACCATCTTCTTTTCTTCGGTTGTAAGGTTCGCATACCCTTTTGTACTGTTATTCTCGTTGTGAATATAGCCGTGGTGGGTATGCGGGGAAACCTTATCATGCGGTCTGTCTAGGTCTATTTGTTTTGTGCGCTTGTTCTCGACATCATAATATGTAATTGATTTGATATTGTTGTTCTTGTTCAGCGTTACGTATATGCGCCCACGTGTCATGGTTTCCATTGGCGTTTTCTGCGCACCGTCAACCGCCTTTACAAACTTAATATTTCCAACTTTTAGAAGCGTTCTAAATTCGCTGCCGTAAGGCTTGCCCTTTACGCTCATGCCGCTACTAGCGCCACGCCCGCCCATTATTCAACCTCGCTTTGCGGCTCATTCGTCATGTCCTGCATCTTGGGCAACGCCGCCTTTGCCGTCGCTTCATCTTCATTCATCCAGCGCATGCGGAATTCCCAATCGTTCATAATCCCCGCCTGTAACAGCTGCATATCGCGGGAAAAGTCCGTGGCTTTATCTTCGATAATCGAATCGTCAAAATCGATGCTGATCTCAACATCTTCGTTCAACCCTGCGTTCATGGCTGTGTTACCTAACCGGAGTAGTGTACGGCACAGCTCCGTTAGCGCCTGTTCCAAAACGATTTCATGCTTTTTAATCGTACGGAACATAGTGCTATTTTCGCTGATAACCTGTGTAGCTGTGGCCACGCTTGTGCCGTTAAAACGGTAATAGGTTTCTCCAAAGCCGCACTTGCTGGACAAAAGATTCAGCTGATCCTGCAAGCCCACATTGAGATCCGGCGTCCGCAATTGCGGCGAAATTGCGTCTACGATACTTCCTTGCTGCGTGTCCTCCGGCAAAAGATAAAATCGGCTATCGTTGCTATCCAGCGTTGGTCTGCCATCTTCGTATTTTGTTGCTGGCATTTTTACAGCTAACAGCAAAGCACCGTTATCAAACTCGTTAATATAGCAACTAAACGCTTTATCCACGCCTTGAAGCGCCCCAATTGCGTTGGCAAACACGGGGATCCCCGTCGGGAGAAGGTAATTGAAATTGTTTGCGATATTGGGACGATCAATCACAAACTGCCGCTTATCGCTTCCGGTATGTACCACGGGCGGAATGCGCTCAAACCCGGAAACATCCGTCAACGCAACATCGGACAGGGTTTCGTTTTCATAGCGGTAAATGCTGTTCTCGATGACGTACAGGCCGTTTGCGTCTTTTCGGTGAATCTGGAGATACAGGTACGTCTTTCCGTGCACCGTTACCACGCTATCAAAGGCACACTCAGAAATAAAGCCATTCCGCCACGCAAGGGGAAAAATATGCTCGATGGTAACGTAGTCCAGCTCAATCCCAGTCGCTTCGCCCGGAATGGGTTCACCATCGCTACGGACGCTCTGCCCAATCACTCTAGGAATATAGGCTACCGTGCCAAGAGCGGATTTCATTTCCTGCATCTCGTTTGCCTTAACGGAAAAATTATTCTCCGTCAGGATGCGATCAATGAATTCCTGCTCCTTCTGTCCTTCCAGCGTGATCTGGACTTTTTCGTTCATCAGAAGGTTTGCCCAATCCTCGCAAACCTTCTTCCCCATGCCAAGCGTCGCCCGTTCGCAGCTCACCCAATCATGGCCGTTATAGCGCTTGTAGCGATGGAACCCCTTGACGTTTCCCTGATACCAGGACTTCCACACATCAACCTGCGTGTAAAACTCCTCGGGGATCGTGGTATAGCCAAGCTGCTTGAGTTTGTCGATTACCGTCATGCGATAACTCCCATTCTGCGGCTCACAGGCTCTAAAGCGTACCGGGTAGCATCAATCAAATGGTTGTTGGCGTCCGGGTAGCCGCTGATAATGTCGCCGTCTTTGTTTCTCTCGTATTCATACCCCACAAACTCGTCGTAAGCGTGCGGGGTACGCTTTCTATCAATCACGATGGTTCTGCGTTGCAGGAATTTCATGCCATACTCTACAGAGCCGGGGCCCTTAATGGCCTCAAACGCCGGAAGGCGCATCGCCCTGAAGTCCGCAACGCTTTTAGGCTCTGCGCTATCGCAGATAAGGCGAACGTCGTTGTATCCCTTGCGAAGGATCATTTGGGCGCTCTGCTCGTTCGAGAGCTTGTTCTCGTAAATCTCGTCCAGTAGATAAATGGTTTCCCTCGCCCGATCATAATGCAGCCGAATAAAGGCAAACGGGTCAGGGAAATAACCCCAGTCAACGCCCTGGTAAATATGATCAAAAGAGGAAATTTCTGCGTCCGTGATTTCCTGCAGCTCCAATTTATCAAAGACGTTTCCGCCAGTGCCCACCGGAATCCCCAGATACTCGTGCTGATACGCCCGCTCGTCCGTTTTTTTCAGGTGCTCCGCCTCGTCGATAAACTGTTCCCCCAACCACTCAGGCGGCGCTTGCAGGTACGTTGATTTGTGGCAAAGCCTGTCCGGGCGTTCTTCCAGGCTATCCTTGTTCGCCCAGTTGTCCCGGCTGATCGGCGGGTTATAGCTCTCAAAATTCCAGTACTTTGAGCCGCCACGCATTGTAGATTGCAGAATGTTTCGAATTTCCGCGCGTCCGGCAAACTGGTCTTTTTCCTCAAAGTGCGTCACGGCGATATAGCCGAACGGGACTTTGATAGACTTAATCTTCATGGGATCATCCGCGCCACGGAACATGATCTTCTGGCCCGTCGGCTTATAGATCAGCTCCATTGGGGAAACCTTCGCTTCCCAATACGCCGCCATTCCCAGTTCACCGATTGCCCAGATATACTGCGCGTACACGCTGTCACGAATGGTATTTGCCACCTTACGCAGCACCAGCGCGTGTGTCCCCGGATTGTTTATCAGCAGCAGGGGGACGAGTACAGACACCGTGGAGGACTTCAGTGAGCCGCGCCCACCGCTGAAATCGTAGTGTGTGTGCCCATGCAGGAACACGTCATGCGCTACGTCGTAGAATGCGGGGCCGATTTTTTCGGACAGTCTAATTTTAGACATCGATAACCACCGTCACGCCATCATCACTATTGCCCCCGGTTTTCTCTTGCATCATCGCCCATTTATCAATCAGCGTCCCAAGCGCCGTGGTGATCTGGCTCGGCGTCGCCTCCGCCAACTTCTCCGGATCGTTCAGCGCCGCAAGGCCCTTGCCAATGATTTCGCACACCACTTTTTTCTGGCTCTCCATGTAGGCCAGCACGTCGGCGGTGTTTTCTTCCTTTTTTTGTGCGGCTTTTTGCTCGAAATCGTCGCTTGCTTCAACAACGCGCTTTACGGTGGACGCATTTACTTTGTTTTTTCTTGCCGTGGCACGATAGCTGCCGCTTTCCAGATAGTCCGCCAGTATTTTCTTTTTCTGCCGGTCCGTCAGCCTCGCAGCCATATCACCCACCTCGTTTTGCTACCAGCCCCCGCCCCTTGGCCATGCGTAGCAGACTTTACCCGCCCCGAAGGGCTACTCTATGCCCGCAAGGGGCGCGTGATACTTACACAGTCTCCGGCGCTGCGCTCTGTTTGGCCTGGCCTACACAACGGCCTAATCTCTCGATTGCCGTCACCACACCACATCCATTTACCGCCTCAGCCTCCTCGCAAAGACAGCAGCGCCGGATAACCACGGAACTTTTCAGCCCTGCGCCGGTATGTCGGTCGCATCCGTTTCTTTTACACAAGCCGGGTCCAGCTAAATAATAAATACTTCGCCCTGCCGCTTACATACAGCGCACAGGGAAGGCTCGTTATCGGACTTACGCAATCATAGCTGCCGGGGCGTGATACCATACGCATTGTGCAGACGGCAGGATTTGAACCTGCGAACCCGATACTCTACACGGAGCTGCATCCACCCAGCTTCCGTCTGCAAACGTCTCCCCTGGGCCACATCGTTGAGAGGTGCGGGGAGTCCTGTCCTGTTGACGCACGTCTCCGTGCTGCCCGCCGAGGGGCTTGATTTTGGCCGTCTTGCCGCTTAGATTGTCTTACGATCTCGGGTCCGGCGCCTCGCAAGCACTCCGGACACGATCCACGGCCCTGCCCATCGAGATAGGGAGCTCGCTCCCCCGCGTGCGTAGTTTTCAGCGACCACTCCTGGGTGGGGACTATGACGGCCAGCCCCATACTTTGTGCCCCGATTTTCCGGCTCTCGAAGTCCGCTTGCGTCGTGGCTCGCGCGCCCTCTCATTGTGGGCTATCCGGCGTTGCTCTCCGTCGTGTCGCAGTTACTATCGGTCTGTGTTCCGTCCGGCTTGCACGGAAGGGAGCGGCCCTGCATCAAACACGCTGTGCCGCATGAGAAGTGCGACCTCTCGGCCCTGATCGTTGGGCTGCATCGTGCGTGCGGCATATCCCCGTGCGGCAGAAGGAGGACGGACCACCGCACGGGCGACAGAAAGGGAAGTGGGAGGTGGAAGGAATATCCTCCCATCTCCCACTGTAACACAAGTCAATGGCTTTTTAAGGCCAACTTTTAGTCCAAGAGCCCTCTTTTTTTGGCAACAAGAAGGATAAACTCCGTATGCCACCGGCGGGCGGTACGCTCTGAGCAATGCACTTCCAGCGCAGCTCCCTCCAGGGTATGCGTCCGCTCCCAAAACACGATCCGCACAAGCCAGATACGCTCCTTGCCGCCATTCATGGCTTCCGTCTGCTCTACCGCATCCCGGACCGCCTGATACTCCGCGATCTGGGAGGCGGACGCCGGGGCAAACTTCCCTCCGTTATACTGCCGGATGATCGCTTTGACATATCCCCACCAAGGATATCTTGGCTTGCTCATGTACACCTCCTCAGTACGGCTTCTTCCGCTTATTGGGCGGCAGTTTGTTCTTTTTGCGCCACTTCCACACAACGCAACCGGAGCACTCAGCTTCCTCGCCAATTTCCCGATCATTCATTCCTCGCTCGTACAGCTTCCGCACTAAATCAAAGTCGATCGGCGCCCGGACAACCTTCGGCGGCTTCTCAACCTTTTTCTTCTTCGGCTCGAAAAACGGGCAATCGTCAGGGTCGGCTATCGTTTTGACCTCCACTCCATTTGGCAAAACTTTTTTCACGATTTTGCAATGGCCGGTGTTTTTGAGGCAATCACAGTACCCGGCGTAGCCGCTGAGGTTGCGATGGATACACCCCTTGCATTTAATCGCCATAGTACGCCTCCATGTACGCCAGGACATTGGAGGCATAGGTGCTCTTACCTGGCTTTCCGCTATTGTAAGCCGTCAGCGCCTCTTCCAGCGAATATTTCCCCAGCAGCTCCGCCAGATAATCGCAGCCCACCCGGAAATTACTGTAGGGGTCCGTGAGATCCGTCACCCCCAAGCGGGCCATTCGGTCCTCGTGCCAGCGCCGCTGCACCTGCATATAGCCCACGCTGCGTCCATCATCACCCACGACGTTGCGGAACTCTGTTTCCTGCCGAATCACGGCCAGGGCCAACTCATAGGGGATGCCGGTCTCCTCACAGGCCGCCCGGAGAAAAGCCTGGGTATCGCTGTCGAGGGGTACGTCCTCCCGGAAGTAGCCGGAGGCGTAAAGCGCCGCCTCGATGTACTCGTTCTCAAAGCCCTCTTCCGGCTCCTCGATCACACACTCCGTGCGTTCCGCCGCATCTTCCGTGCGATTTTCCGTGCGTTCTGTGTCTTCGGCGGCTCTAGCGGGCCAGAAAAGCAGCAAGCCTACCACAAATACCATCCATACGATGTACGCTATTTTCCAAACATTTCGCTTCACGTTTTCCTCCTAAACCTCCTTGATCGTGATCCCGTGCACCATCAGCATCAACTTCCGCTTGATGATAAACAGCCGATAAGCGGCGCTCTTGGAGTCGTCATAGCCTTTTACGTCCTCCACCACCACTTTGCAACCGTCCCGGTAAACAAAATCGGCAACATAGGTGCAAGGATGTTCCCAGTTCCCGTCGGCTCTTTTTTGCTTGGGTATCAGCTCAAACGGCACCTGGCAGCGCAAGCCCGTAATCTGGCCTGTCCTTTGCAGCAAGTCCAGCTCCCGGAACCTTGCCGCCTCCTTCTCGCTGGCAAAATTCCTTACCGTGCCATCCGGCATCCATACGTCTGTCGGCTTGGCGTGGTACTTGTTTGTCCTTTTCTCCCTGGTCCTTTGCTGCGCTCCCAGCTTTTGCAGCACTTTCCGCTGCGCCCCCGGCCCCAGCCGGGCCAGGTCTGCCGATGTCAGGGCCATCCCGCCGTCACCGTCCTTTCTGGCGATCGTTCCGCCGGACAGTCCGCCGCTTGGCGTCCCTGGTATAGCGGTACATGGCCCCCTGCTGCTCCCGGATGTCCCGGAGAGCGGCTGTCTCGGCCTCATGATCCGCCCGCTGCCGCAGATACTCATCGCACTTACTGTGGCAGTCGGCACCGCGCCGCTCACAGTCCATACAGCAGGTAATCATGCCCACGCCC